GAAGAAGTATTTGCTCGAAATAATGGGTCAAATGGGTTTTGGTTACCACTAGCAGATTTAGCAGATGCAAGGTCTGGATTTTTTCCAGATGCAATATCAACAAAGGCTTGGCTAATCATTTGCTGTTGGTCAGCATTCATTCCCATTCCTTGTAGGTTTAAACCTGCATAACCACTACGAATAGAAGATTGTACGCTTTTAGCCGTAGCGCCATTTGGAAACATTGTCTTATAAAGTTGTGTTGCAATATCTCCAACGCTTTTGGCGTTACCTTTCATATCCATGGTTGTAATACCATATTGATAAAGATTGGCAGACATTGGTCCACCTTGAAGCCCAGCAATTGCTGATGCAGCATTCTCATTTTGCATCCCAAGATATGTAGCAGAGCCACGTACCTGTCGTGCTGCAGATAAGTAATCTTTGCTGCCTGGGTTATACCCTGCATTAGTTAAAATGTTTGCTACGTTTGCGTCAGAACCAATGCTAGTAATACCGCCACGCAGAGCGCTAAATGTTGCACGCTCTAAACCAGCACGACCCATTCCAGGAGAACGAAGTGCTGCTTGGTAGTAAGACCCAGCACGATTTACAACACCAGAAGAATCTGGAACCATATTGTAAAGAGTGCTACCGACTGTTGCAGCCGCTTGAAGTCCAGATGAAATAAGACCAACCTTGCCCATTTCAGCATAAGTACCTGCTAAAGCACTGAACTGTGCTCCGCCGCCATTAGGGGTCTTTGAAGGTGTACCACCCCCACCTTTGCCGCCTTGTCCTCCACCGTCCATACTTGTGACAGGTGGCGGAGTTTGTAGGTACCCAAATGAAGCACCAAGGCGATTGCTTCCAGCAGTACCGTTGCCTCGTTGACCGCCGTTATTAAGTGCTCCACGAACAGCGGAGAAAATACCGACAGAGTCTTTGCCCGCCAAAGAGACGGCAACGTGCATTTTGTTAATCTGGTCGGTAAGTTTGGAGATGTCAGCGGTTAAGGCTTTTACATCTGCGGCGTAACCCATGTCATCTCCTTAACTCTTTAACTGGTGTATTTGTAACCAGTTGTCTCTTTCTCTAGGTGACAGAGCCTGTATCTCTGTCAACGTCCATCCCGTATAAAGTTCTGTTAACTTTCTCCACTCAGTAAGTAACTGAGGGTAAGAAATTTTGCTAGAACCGAAATAAGGTACCTAAACTAATAGGAACCCGTACCTCGCCTTCACAGTCTGGGCAAGCAAGTGTTAGGTCCTCAAACTGTGGTCCACATACACGCTTGTTGATTTCGTCAACAATTTTGCGACGGTCTGTGAGTCCAAGGTTTTGTACTTGCATCTTGCTTACTACTGGTGCTTCTCCAATTTTTGTAACTGTTTGTTCTAGAAGAAGCGTGTTTAGTTCAGCGACTGTTTTGTCTGCACTAAGCATTAATTCTCTCTGTGTAACACCTGTTGGTAGTTCTACTGTGTACTCTAAAGACTTACCTTTTACGGTAAAACGACGGTCATTAAGAGAGTCAACTAAAACTTTTATTTTAATGTCTTTATCTATCTCTACATCAACATCTTTTGTTTCGGCGCATGAGCCACAGTAACCGCCCAAGTGTGCCACGTTTCCAAACGTTGCTCTAAAAATTCCAAGAAGAAGCATGTCTCGGTCACCTGAAAGAAGGTTATCTAGCATCTGGTCTGTAACTGGCTCATTGCCAACCCGAACAGTCCCACGCTTTAGGATTGTCAATAGCGCTTTTCCTAAAGTGCTTGCTTTTGAAATCTCTTCTTCATCACGACCGTTTAATTCACGTACCTCTGCTTCGGTAGTAACCTCCCCAGCGGATGTGATGTATCCGCCAGGAAGGGTCACTACTGTGTTCGAAGGATTTGTAATGCGAATTTCTACTTCTTGTGGCTTTTCAGCCATCATGTCTTGTACGGCTTTGTTTGCCAATGCGGGATTAGCCGCTGCACTAATTGTGTTCGTCATATTATTCCTTTGTTAGATTAGAACGCTGCTGCTGAATTAAATGTTTTTGTAGTATCATTGTACTTACCCCAGATAAGGTCAAAACCTTCGTGTACGAGGGTCATTTGCTCAACATAGAGTGCGTTATCACCAGCATTTAGGTCTGAGTATGCCACTGTTGTAGGCCATGCGTTGTATACCTTAAAGCGCATTGCTACTTCATCTGTAGCACCTGTTGCTGCTACAGTTTCAGCGGCTGTCTTTGAAGATGGGATTGGGTGATTTAGAACCGCAATCTCAAGGTCACAACGGAAGTTTTTTCCTGGGTCCAATGAAGAACCCCCAGCCTGAACAGTTGCGAACAACTGCTTCATCCAATCCCAATTTTGGCTTGTACCAAGAATTACACCACGTTGAAGAGTCAACGGTGTAAACGAAGTTTGACCAGGGATTTGGTGAACAGTGGTGTTATATCCACCTTCACGGTAAGGGATTGAATCTGTTGTTACAGCCAATCCAGAGACTGAGGTAAAGCCCATTGGAATTGTTATAGTTCCAAGAGCAGTGTTTCCTGTGTCTTGTGGTTGAAATGTTACTAAAAACCTAAAGTTACGTACTGGGTCGGTTTTTAGTGTTGAGCGGCTATTTACGATTGCCATTGTTTATTTTCTCCTTCGGCCTAGTTAATTGTCTTTTGACTTAGGTCAATGACAATGAACTCTGATGGGTATTGAAGAGCAACACCAACTTGAATATGTACTTCTCCGTTGGCGATTGTAGTTGCTGTGTTGTTTTCTGCATCACACTTGATGAAGAAAGCCTGAGCATTAGTTGCTCCACGAAGACCGCCTTGGTTCTTGTACTCGGTTAAGAACGCGTTAAGTGTGCTACGGACACGAGCCCATAGTGCTTCATCGTTGTTCTCAAATATAGCAAACTCTGTGTTGTTCTTGAGTTGCTTACGAATGTAGATAAGTGAACGACGCATGTTGACATACTTGTTCGCTGTTCCATCTTGCAATAGCGTGCGAGCACCCATGACAGAAAGACCTGCACCAGGAATCTGGCGAAGTGGGTTTACTGGAGATGTGCTTGCGTTCATTGAATCTAGTTCTGTTGATGTAAATGACTTTTCTACAGCCACTACATTTGCAACAGTTGTTTGGATACCTGCTGGAGCCTTAAAGACACCACGGCTTGCATCTGTTGCCATGTAAAGACCTGCAACTGCACCAGATGGTCCAATGAGACGAAGTGAACCTGTGCCACGACCTACTGGGTCTGCAATGTACACGTGTGGATAATAGACAGCGCCAAAACTGGTGTCAGTCAAACTTCCTGCTGCTGAGATTGCGTTAGCAACAGTTAGGGCTGCATCTGTTTCAACAACAACAAAACCGTTGTTAGATGCTGCCCATGAAGTAGCGGCATCAATTGCTGCAACTTCACCTGAAGGAAGTGTTGCCCAAATTGCTGGAAGGAATATAACAAGAGGACGGTCTAGAGGTGAGAAACGTTCAAAAACTGAACTTCCACTAGACTTGTAGTTTGTGTAATCAGTAGATGTTACCGCTGAACCATTTGTTCCACTTGTTAATGGATAGGTAGTGCTTACTATGCCTTGACCAGCATAACCAGCAATAACAGCAACTGAAATATTTGGAGAAACAGTATTAATTACAGTTGGACCAAAATCACTTGATGCTGCATCGTCAAATACAACGTTTTCATAACGCTCTAGAAGGATATCGTCAGTAATGTTATTTGCAATACCTGATTCTTTGAGAAGAGTCAGTGTGTATGTGCTTGCAACAGAACCTGCAGTAACTACTACACGAAGGTTGTTTCCATCTGTTCCAGCATTTTTAGATGTAACAGTTACTCGTGCTGTGCTACCTGAATCTACTAAAGATACTGATGCAGCAACAGCGTCTGATTTAAGAAGGCGTTGAACATAAAGTTCTTTGCCACCGTTTGCAAAATATGCGCCAACTTGGAAGGTGGCTGGGTAGGAAGCGTTGTAGCCTCCAAAATACTTGGTAAATTCATACCAAGAGTTAACAAGCGTTACTGTTTCTGGGCCTTGTGCAAAAGATGCAACAACGGCGCCAGCAGCATTTGCTGTGACTCCTCCTGTAAGAACAGGCGGAAGAAGGCGTTCACTGATGTAAACACCTGGGCGGCTATATGCCATTTCTTCTCCTAACTAGTTGGGTAAGGGTTCCTTATGGTTGCGAAATAGTGAACGAATCAATGGCAGTGAACTCACCACGCCCAATAATGGGGTTGTCAGTTGTACCTGTAACGGATACTTGTAGCGCTTTGTATACTTGGTTGTATATTTCGGGTGCTATCTCGGATGAGACACGCACTGTGAAAGCATTTACGAATAAACGCTTTCCTTGCTCTGTTACGTCTCTTTTAGAAATGTCTAAGACATCTAAGCGACGAACAGTTCCATCATCAGGTTCGAGAATCCCGAATCGAAGAGGAAGTCTTGTGTACATAAGTTGCGCCAATAATTCACGGTCATGACGTGGTTGGCGGGCGTATGTAGTTACTTGGTAATCAATGTTTACTGGAATAGGCCAGTGAATCATCCAGTTATTTGTTTCTGGGTCATACGGTAGTTCTGGGTTTAAACCTTGTACCGCAGGCATAGTGTCTGGGTCAGCCAAGTAAGTAGGCTTTGTCATTCCACGCATTGCACGAATGTTATCTTCAGAGATATCAATCATGTCAATGACAATGTATGGGTATGACTGATTACGTGGTTCTTGGTCAGGTTGACCAAACCACACATCTACGTTACGAGTAGCGTTTCCACCATCGTCTAACGTCTTTTGGTCAGTTACTTTCATGCCCTTAAGAAGGTCACGAAGAGCCTTATCCTCAGAAAGAATGAATGTCATAGTTCACCCACCATCTTGTGTAAAGTCTTTAAGAAGAATTGCTCTGATTGCCTAGTGTTGTTTGAGGCACGGCGAATTGCTGCTGTAGGACGAGTAGTCTCTGTGCCATATTCAAGGGTGTGGGCTTCAGCCATGTGCTTATCGTGTACGTGGACTTCAAACTTATTGTCCTTGTAAAGGACGCCCATATTGCCAGACACGTGGCGAGGCCATCCGCTTGCTTTGGCTTCTTTACGAAGTTGCCCTGTCATATAACGGCTTGTGTGTTTTGCTGCCGCTTCAATTGCGCTATGGATATGCTTCATGACTTAACCACCTTTAAGGCAGGTGTAGATAGCATGAATAAACCCCTTTAAAAAGCGCAAGTAGTGGGACTACACAGGCCCGCAGCGGGTTACTGATACTGCAATGATAAATGAAAAAGCCACCCGTAGGTGGCTTAGTCATTACTTCTTTTTAACTTTTTTGGCTAATGCCTTGTCCATTTTCTCGTCTTCTTTGCGAGATGGCTTCTTCTTGTCCATGGCCTTATCAGCCTTGGCAAACTTTTTCTTTTGCTCTGGAGTCATACCTTTCATGACCTTAGCGTCTTGCTTCTTATCAGTCATCTTTGCCATTATTTCTTACCCTTCTTCAAGGCCTTGAAATCATCGCCAGTAATTTTGTCTTTTGGATTAGCAGCACCAGCAATTTTCTTTTGCTTTGGTGATAAACCTTTTGCAGAAGGCTTACCCTTGCCGTAGCCAGGTTGACCCTTCTTCTTACCACAACCACAGGACATACACATTACTTCTTACCCTTCTTAGCGCTCTTGCAAGTTGCACAAGTGCACTTGCATCCCTTTGCTGGCTTACCAGCCTTACATCCACATCCGCACTTAGCGCACATGTCTTTCTCCTATCGGTAGTTAGCGGTTTTCTTTGCAATCTTTTTAGGTTGTTCAACAAACTGCTTGCCCTTTTTATTACCCTTAGCCTTAGCCTTGTTGGTCGCAGCCTTTTCTGAAGGAGATAAAGCATCCCATGCTTTGTCAGGTAAGTAACGCTTTTTGCCCTTTGATTCTTTGCCATCTGAAGTGCGCCATTTTTCATCGCCCCACTTCTTAAGGGACTGTTGGGGTTTAGCAAGAGCCATTAGTTCTTGTACCCTCCGCCAGACTTCTTGTACTCAGAAGCAAGCAACTGGGCTTTGCGGGCGCTCCATTCTCCAGGGTCTCCACCCTTAGAGCCAGCCTTAATCTTTTTGAAAAGTGAGGCACGCATACCAGGCTTGGTGTAGTTACCAGCCTCGTTAACTTTTGACTTTGATTTCTTTGCAGCAGCCATTACTTACCTCGATTAGAACTGTGAGTTGAGTGCCATTTTTTTGTGGCGGCAACGCCTTGCTTTACTGTCTTAGCGCCAGCCTTCTTAGTTAAATTAATTTTATCGTAAGGGCCTTTGTTACCAGCGTGGTCAACAATAATGTCGCCCTTTTTATTCTTCTTAATGGTGTGCTTTTCACCATCTGCTTTAATTGTTTTTGCCATTAAATCATCTTTTTCTTTTTCTTAGTAGCATCTTTCTTGCGTTGCTCACTAAGGGCTATTGCTACAGCCTGCTTTGGGTTAGTTACTTTTTTCTTTGACTTACCAATGTTAAGTGAACCAGCCTTATATTCTTTCATGACTTTTTCTACTTTGCCGTTACCCATCTTAGGTTTTGGATTTGCCATTACTCGTCCTCTTCCTCTAGGTCATCTTCGTCAAATGATTGGTCATCGAACTCTTCTAATTCTACATCTTCAAAATCTTCTTCAAACAGTGAAGGGTCAATTTCTGCTTCAAAGTCTTCCACTTATATCTCCTTTTAGTTAACAGTTAGTCCAGTTCCTGAGAGAATCCAACGTTCTGCGCCTACCTTTAGTAGGGTAACAATACGATTGGCTGAAATATTATACGTTTGATTACTAGCAAGTCCTTCACAAACTAACGTTGTAGTCGAAGTGTTTGTTCTGCTTATACGTAGCGTTGCAGTATCGGAGGTTACTAGACGTACGATAGTTCCAATAACAAAAGCAGCAGAGGTATTGCTAGGAATAGTAACCTGAACAAGCCCAGTACCAGAGGCATAGATATGTTTTCCTGCATCTGTTAGCGCAAGAGAATATGTAGTTGGTGCAGTCTTTAACTGCTGTGGAATAAGTTTTGACTCAAGGGTTGTAACTCTTGTATCAATTCCAGAGATAGCAGTATTTAAACGAGTACTCCAGTTTCTATCTCCGCTATTAGGCAATACGACTGTCATTTACACTCCATAAGGTTCTGTACCGTAAGCGCCGTTGCCGTAGCCATAGGTAACTGTTTGATTGTTTAAATCTGCAAAATTAAGGAACTGTGGGTCGTTAACGAGTTCTTCGCTATTAACCTGGTTGCAGTCAATTGTAACGACTGAGTAATTATTTGCATAGCGACCGCGAGGTAAAACTCGTGTAGGAACAAAGACTTCGCCTTGGAATACGATACGGTCTTTAATGTGTAGGTTAGGCTCTGTCAGAAGGGCTGGTAGAAGCCTCTCAGCGTCTGCTACAGAGATAATAAGGCGCAAAGTATCAGTGGTGTACCAACCACGCTCATTCATCACGTTAGTGCCACGAAGTTGTTGCGCCATAATAACTGGCACTTCAAGTGAATCTTTCCATCTACGGCCCTTACCAGGAGTCTGGCTAGATACATCGTAAGTATCGTCATAGACATCTGTAGGGTTAGTGGACATATAGGTTGCATCCCAAACCCACCAGTCAACAATAGAACCTACTGGGTCACGAAGTTCGTCAACAACACCTTCATTGATAGATTTATTTTCAAAATCTATCTTGAAACGACCTTGGACTTTAGTTCCACGCATAGTAGGTATTGTCCCCTATCGTTACAAGAAAAGAAGTATTAAAGAATAAGTGTTGCGGCTTCTGCTTCTGTAAGGGGCGTTCCTGCAACTAACTTAGCCTTTGCTGAAGCCTTCAATGTAGCAAGTGCTTCCGCTGCTGCTGCTTCTTCTTCACGGCGTTCTGCAGCCGCTGCTGCATCTTGGTCACGTTGAGCAATCTCTTGTGGAGTTAAGTCAATGTACTCCTGTGTGCCTGTAGCAAGGTCAACAACGAGTTTCTTTGGTGTATCAGTCATCTTTATTCTCCTTCAATGATTGTGTGGGAAGCATCTGGACATGACCATCTGCAAGTTGTTTCATCAAATGTCACCTTACTTGGGTGGCATGTTGGCTGTGGCGCAATAAAGGCGTCACGAGTGGCATCGTATGTGTACCCGATGCCAGCGTAGTTCTTACGGATATTGCCGTTGTATGAGGTCTTGACCCAGTTACCACCAAGTGACTTCATAAAAGATTCGCCCTCATCAGGGGCGCCATTATCTCCAACGAGTACACGAAGTACTACGTTGCTGCTATCAATTTCGGCCCAATGGCTCATGCTGTTTTCTCCTTATATTGAGAGGTTAAGATTAACATTAAAAATATTAAACTGCGTAACGAATGATTACTACGCCAGAACCGCCATTGCCTGCTTTACCAGCAGCACCGCCGCCGCCACCTGAACCAGTATTAACAGTTCCGTTTGTGCCGTTTGCGCCAGTTGAGCCACCGCTAGTACCACCGCCACCAGCACCACCAGCGCCACGATTGCCAGAACTACCGCCAGTTCCCCAAGGAGAGCCACCACCACCGCCTGCATAATAACCAGACACGCCAGTGCTAGTTGCAGAAGCCCAAGTGGAATAGGTATTTACACCTGCTCCACCTGCTCCACCGTAAGAACTTGCTTCGTCTCCGCCGTTAATTCCATTGCCGCCTGCTGCGCCAGCACCACCACCACCACCACCTGCGTAGTTGTAAGAGCCTTGTCCTGTTCCACCAGCATAACCTTGACCTGATGGAGATGCAGTTCCTGCAGTATTTTCTTTACCACCACCACCGCCTCCTGAACCTCCAGAAAGCGCGGTTTGACCATTGGTATCGCCCGCGCCGCCGCCACCGCCAGTAGGTGCAGTAGAATTAAATGAAGATGATGTTCCTGACGCGCCACGCGAGTTTGTTTCAACACCAGCACCACCAGAACCAACAACTATTGTGTAAGGAGTTGCAGTTACTGAATTGCTTGCTGAGTAAAGAAGACCACCAGCACCACCGCCACCACCACCTCTGTTTCCACCCGCACCACCACCGCCTGCAATTACAAGAGCAGCACAAGATAATGAAGCAAGAGGAGTAAATGTTCCCGAAGAAGTAAAAGCGTGATACCAATAAGTACCATCAGTAGTAACAAGGTTTCCACCAGTAGCCTTTGGTCCACTAGCAGGTGTAGTGCCAGTTGCTGCTAGTCCGTAAAGTGAGAAGGTGCTGTACTGAACAAAGTTGCCATTATTAGGCAATAACTGAACAGATGTAATTGCTGCCGTGTTTGACCATAAAGAAGCAAATAATTCAACATAAGATGCTGTTGCATTATTTTCTGTTGTTGTATCCGCCGAAACAGATTTGTAATTGCTAGATGTGTAATTAGGAATATAAATATCACCTGATGCAAAAGTATTAGAAGTGTAGTTTGTACCTTCAATAGTTCCTACTGCTAAAGTTGTTGTAAGTCCAGAATTAGTAGAACCTGCTACTGAGCCAGTTCCATATAAAAACTTATCTGAATATCCTGTAGTAGAACCATTAAATTTCAAAACTATATTATCCGCACTTGAATAATCAGTTCTAGCAGAATAAACAACCTTCAAATCAGTATAACCAGTTTGTGGGATGTTGCTGAATGTAACAGATGCTGCCGATGCGTTGAGTTCGATGCGTTCTAAGAGAACATAGTTTGCTGCCATTGTTTATATCTCCTTAAACTGTTGCATATCGAATAATAACAATACCTGAACCGCCACTGTAGTAACTTGTTCCTTGCCCCCCACTGCCAGAGCCAGTGTTTGCCGTTCCAGAAGAACCTGTGTATGAACCATCTGTTGAGCCACCGTTACCGCCGCCGCCAAGCCCACCTGAACCCGATGGAGTAGATGAAACACCCGCACCACCACCACCTGCGTAGTAACCACTGACACCTGTGCCAGTTACACCAGCCCAAGATGCCCAAGTATTTAATCCATCACCACCGTTGCCGCCTTTGTTTGCGACACCGTTTACTCCAGCAGTTCCAGCACCACCGCCACCACCTGCTGCGTATCCAGAACCAGCAACACCTGAACCGCCACCGCCAGCGTTTCCATATCCAATACCGCCACCTGAATTACCTTGAGTTGCGGCTACTGTTGCTGTATGCGACCAATCATTACCTCCACCTGAACCACCTGTTGAACCGCCAGAATAAGTTCCGCCAGCGCCTCCACCATTACAAGTTATAGTGTCAAAAGTTGTATTGGTTCCTGGACCACCTGAGGTTCCACCGCCACCAATAGTGGCTGTAGTTGATGAACTGATTGTGCGACCTGCGTGATAAACAACACCGCCTGCACCACCTCCGCCACCTGTGCCCGAACCTCCACCAGCAATTGCTAGTACGTCACAAGTCAATGAGGTTGAAGGAACAAAGTTTCCTGTTGAAGTAAAGGTATGATAAGTATATCCATCAATAGAATAAGAGATAGTTCCACCAGTAGCCTTGGCACTTGGTGTTGATACTGGCTCTGCCTTGATGCCATACAACGAGAATGTGGAACCAACAGACCAATTTCCTGCAGATGGGCCACCAGTATACACTTTTATTGTGTCTATTGCGCTAGTAGAACGCCATAAAGAGGCCTGTGCTCCAACATACGTTGTTGCTTGACTATTTGTTGTTTGATTGCCTCTTTGCAATACAGTTTTATATGTTGTTGTATTAGAGTAACTCATAAAATGGTATGTAAGAGTTGCAAACTCTCCACCATCGCTTGTAGCATTGTAAACAACTTGGTCAACTTGTGTTCTACTTGACTCTCGCAATGAACCTGCTGCAGAGCCTGTGCCATATAAATCGGTATGTGAATAGTTAGAACCAGTATCAACAGAACCATTGCCAACTTGTACAAAACAACGTGTATCAGCAGGTGCTGATGATGTAGATTGACAACGTGCTACTAAAACTAAATCAGTATAGCCTTGAGGTATAGAACTAAATGTTACAGATGAAACTGCAGTTCCTACCGTAATTTTATTTAACGCAACATAAGTATTAGTAGCCATATTATTTCACCCCGTATAATGCAACGCTGGTATATGTTGTAAAGTTAGATGCAGTTAAAGTAATTGAAGTAATTGCGGCAGTAGACATCCACACTCCAGAACAAATTCCAATTCTTCCTGAACCATTAAAATCTACGCCTGCTAAAGCCCGCAAAGTTTTGTTTTTAACAACTGAACCATAGTCTAAAATGTCAATAACAGACGCACCAAAAATGCTTGTATTAGTACTGAGTGAGTTATAAATTAAAGCAGTGCTTCGTGATGCTGTTGCTTGAGCAAAAGCGCTTGAACCGTCTCCAGATACAGCGTGAATTGCATAATTTGTAGATGCGTTATCACCATTAAAGTAGATATTCATATTGTTAAAACCGCCACCGCTTACAGTTTCTTGTGCTATTCCTCGTATCTGTAAATGTTTGTAAGTACTTGGAATACCAGCAAAAGTAATTGATGATGCTGTTGCAGATAATGTAACAGTAGCCAAAGAATCATAAGAGCCTACAACTGGGAATAATGGAGTAACACTATTAGAGGCTACAGATTCTGGGCCAAATGTTCCTGCGGCATTTGCACCCTTTACTTTAAAGGTATAAGCAGTATTAATAGTAAGACCAGATACAGTAATTGGGCTTGAAGAGCCAGTTCCAGTAAAAGAACCAGGAGTAGAAGTAACTGTATAGGTAGATGGAGTTCCACCAGTAACGGCTGCTGTAAAAGTTACTGAGGCGTCAATATTTCCATTATCTACAGCAGTACCAATAGTAGGAGCGTCAGGAACGTCCATAATCTCACTAATAGCGTTTAAGCCGTCAGGAGTACCTTCAATGCGCTCATCTTGCGCTCTACGGACGCTCACTCTGGCACCTCCACTGTATGGGCGCTATTATCGCATACCCAGTCACAAGTTACTTCATCAAGCGCCGCTTCTGAATGGCACTTAGGATGAATAAATGCATCAAGTTCTTCATTGTATGAGTAACCAACACCCGCATAACGTTTTCTTACGCTTCCATTATAAGAAGTTTGTTTCCAATTTGTGTAACCACCAGACCATTCAGTTAAAAATGCAATTCCAGAGTCTTCTTCGTTTGAAGGATTAAGTGCAGCATTAGCCACAACGTGTACCTCAAGTACTACGTTGTTCTCATCAAGTTTTGCAAAATGTGCCATTAGAAAGTTATAGTTCCATTTCCAGTAAATGAGTAATAAGTATATCCCCCACCTGTATTTCTTGTTGGTGCACCTGATGTTGAGGCAGCAGTAACTGTTCCAGATATTCTAAATATAACTATTCCTGAACCACCAGAACCACCGATAGCGCTTCCTGCATCACGAGCACCACCACCACCACCACCAGTGTTAGTTGTTCCAGCCTGTGCAACAGTTCCAGGAAGAGTTCCTTGTCCAGCAGTGCCTCCAGAACCTCCCGCTCCACCACCGCCTAATCCTGCTCCACCGCCAGCACCACTGTTTTGACCGCAACCGCCACCGCCACCAGCGAAGTAATAGGAACCGCCACTAAGTTCTCCAAATCCAGTTGTTGCTCCACCTGAGATTGCGGTAGCCGACCCAGAACCACCATTACCGCCTGTAGTTCCACCAGTTCCGTTTGAGCCTACGCTACTTGCGCCGCCACCACCGCCACAAGACCAACTACCAGCAGAGTTTCCACCATTATTTCCTTGTGAGGGAGAAGTTGATGGGGTGTTACCAGCGCCTCCTGTTGCGTTTGCTCCTCCTGCGCCACCGCCACTGCCGCCAGTTGAAACTCCTGCTGTATAGTAACCACTACCGTATCCACCTCCTGTAGATGTAAAGGTAGTAAATCCGCTTCCACTGATTGATGAGTCAGTTCCTTTTACTCCGTCATTGCCTCCAGTACCGCCTGCACCACCAGGTCCAACTGTTACTGTGTACTGGGTTCCTCCACTAAAGGTTTGCGCCGTTGCAGTTCTAAATCCGCCAGCACCTCCGCCACCTCCAGTTGCAGAACCACCACCTCCACCGCCTGCAACGACTAATATGTCAGCAGTTATAGGTGCAACAGGTGTAACACTGTTAGATGCAGCAGATTCTGGACCAGTTGCAGATGCATTGGTTCCTTTAACTTTAAAAGTGTAAGCAGTTCCATTACTTAATCCTGTTACGGTAATAGGAGAAGTACCTGTGCCAGTAAAAGAACCAGGCGTTGAAGTTGCAGTAAAAGTTGTTACTGCACCGCCAGTAGCGGCTGCTGTATAGGTAACTGTTGCTTGAGCATTTCCATTAGTAGCAGTACCAATAGTAGGAGCATCAGGTACGTCAGCAACAGCAGTACCAGTCTTGGTAATGCCTGACGTATTTGCTCTCTTGATTCCTGCCATTTACCTATTCTCTCTTACTATTAATGGAAAAAAGCGTTAAATTTATCCCACAAATAATTAGCGGCGTTTTCAACATCAAAAATAACGCTATCATCTTTAGGAAATGACTTACTTTCTTTCCAATCTTGAGTGTAACTTTGAAGATACTCTATTAATTTTGTTTTTGTGGTAAAGCCTTCTTCATCAGAATTGCTAATCCCTATAAGTAAACTATCTTTAGGGTAATAACCACCATCCAGAATATAGTCTGGAATCTGCCCATGCTCGTTTAACGTATAGGTAATTAGACTAGGCATTTGATAGTTCCTTTGCAAGTGAGGTTTTGTCTAAAGGAATTAAGCCCCTGCTTTCTGCAAATTTTGCACCACAATCGGCAAACTTAGTTGCACATGCTTCCAGCCACATAACTGTCATTTCGTGGGTTGGTTCTTTTCTTTCATCCATCATTTTTGCCTCCATTTGAAGATATGCAAAAATTTCTGCTTGGGCTGCTGCTCCATTTATACCCATATCAAATAGGTAAATATGGTTTCCTTCATCAATAACTCCACCACGGGTTCTTGCAGCATTGAGGGCTTGCTTCATTGCCGTCATTATATGGTAACGATTTTCTTCTAATTCATACTCTTCTTCTGTGATTTTATCTCTACCCATTTTTTTTAGTATAGAATTATATTGATTGGTAAAGAAGTTAAGTTTTCTAATTGCACCCTTCATTGAATTTTCCATGTTTATCATGTGGTTTTCAATTTCAGATATATCAATTAAAAGTAAGTCTTTATCGTAACCTTCAACATTTTTTAACTCTTCAAGTTTTTTATTTCTATTTACTATATTTCTACGATATTTAATACTTGCTTCTTCAAGAGCCATTTTTGTTTGGTCTATTACGGCAAGTACGTGCTTCATTGTTGAAAATGGTGTTAAATCAGTAACATCAAGGGTTACGTTTTTATATTGAGACCCTGATTTATAAAAGTTATCTGAATCTTTTTGTATAGCAGGAAGATTTTTATTGATATTTTCAATCATTCCACTATATTCAGGACTTATAGGTAAGTTACTACTTAATTTAACTAATGATAATTCTGTCATTTTAAGCAGCCAATCCTGTTACTTGATTTCTGGAAACAGTCAAACTACCAAAACTTGTTGCGTT